TATGGTCAAGGTCTTAGCTTAAATGCCAACGCTACTGCATACTTTAGAAAAGCTGGAGATGCACCTCTTACATTACGTAGAGATTCAACAGACGGAAGCATTTTAAACCTCTACAAAGACGGCACAACCGTAGGTAGTATTGGTGTTGCAAGCGGTGGTTTAACTATTGGCAAGGGCGACACAGGGTTTTTCTTTGACTCTGACTTTAATAATATTCGTCCGTTTAATTTAACAACAAACGGCTCTTTAGACGCAACAATAGATTTAGGGCGAACCGCTACGCGCTTCAAAGACCTCCACCTATCAGGCACAGCTTATGTAGCAACTGATGGTGTTCTAAGTGAAACCGCAGAAGCTGGCTCTACGTTCTACTTCTCTAATAACAACATCGGTTTAAAAGCCTATAGCTATATTTCATCGAACAGGCTGATACCTTGTGATGAGAATGGCGCGAACAGAGATAATTATGTTGACCTTGGGCAATCCAATGCTCGCTTTAACGACATCTACGCCACCAACGGCACTATCCAGACATCTGACCGCAACGAGAAGCAGGACATTGCAGAACTCTCTGACGCAGAGCAACGTGTCGCTGTAGCTTGTAAAGGATTACTACGCAAGTTCCGCTGGAAGTCTGCTGTAGAAGAAAAAGGTGATGAAGCTCGCATACACTTTGGAATCATTGCTCAAGACCTACAGGCTGCGTTTGCTGCTGAAGGTTTAGACGCAGGTGACTACGGAATGTTTATCAGCACTACTTGGACTGACGAAGAAACTAACGAAGAAAAGACTAGGCTTGGTGTTCGCTATAGTGAACTACTTGCCTTTATCATCTCAGCACTTTAACTATAAGGAATAACATCATGGCAGTAACTTGGACAATCTCAACCCTTGAACACGAAATCTCAGACGGCGCAGTTATTGTTGCTCACTGGAGAGCATCAGACAGCGAAGTAGTAGATGAAGGCGATGAAGCTGTAACTTACTCTGGCAGCAGCTACGGCACTTGTGGCTTTGCCCCTGACCCATCATCACCTGACTACGTTCCATACGCTGACATCACTGAAGAGATGGCTATTGGCTGGACTAAAGAGTCTCTAGGTGAAGAGCAAGTAGCAAGCATCGAAGCGTCTATTGCATCACAGATTGACGCTGAGAAAAACCCAACTCAGGAAGCAGGCGTTCCTTGGTAAAACCCTAAACTTAAAATGAGGATATTGACATGGGCGAGAAAAAAACCACCCCCATCGTAATAAACGAAGTCGAATACATTTACGAAGACATGACCGAGCAGCAGCAAGCTATGGTTAATCACTGCAACGATCTTGATAGAAAGATTAAATCAACGCAGTTTAACTTAGACCAACTTAGTGTAGGTAAAGATGCTTTTATCAATATGCTAGTTGCTGATCTGGAGAAAGAGGACTAGCTATATCTGTTGGAACACCTTGGTAAGATGTTTAGGCTCATACTACTCCTAGCTGTATCTGGTGCAGTGTGGGCCGAAAGCACCAATGACCAAGACGGTTCTTTAAACACTAACACCGTTGATTCTACCGTAAGCAGTAACAACCATACGCCTAGTGGACTCTAGGCATAGACAGGAATAAAGAAAATGGCATTAGAAAAAGTAGTGACAGAAGATAAGATTGAAATTGTTGGCGAGTTTAAAGCCGTACAGATCCGCACCAAAACAGCAATTACTGATGATGGCGTTGAGATTTCTTCAGCATATAGCCGCAAAGTAATATCTGCTGGCGATGACTATTCAGGTGAAAGCGAGCAAGTTCAAGCTATTTGCTCGTTAGTTCACACCGAAGCGGTTGTTGCTGCACACGCAACTTATATTGATGAAATGCAGGACTTCTAATCATGGTTGATTCAAGCAAGGAAATACTAGATGTAGCGGCAGGTTCAACAGCATTATTGTCATTAGCGGCATGGTTGCCTCCAGTGTCTTCTTTGTTTGCAATAATATGGTTTGCAATTCGTATATTTGAATCTGATACAGTCCAGGGATTACTTGGCAATGATAAATCTGACTAGCTTAATTTCTCCGGTATCTAAACTTGTTGGAGGATATTTTAAAAACAAAGCTGAGGAAAAGCAGGCCGTTCACCAAGCCAAAATGGAAGTCATTAAAAACGATGCCCACTGGGAATCGAAGATGGCTGATGCTTCAGCAACAAGTTGGAAAGACGAGTTCTGGACAATAGTATTAGCTATACCTATATTTATGATTGGTTACGCTATTATTGTGGATGACACTACAGTGATTGACCGAGTTAAGTTAGGATTTACTGCATTAGGTGGTCTGCCAGAATGGTATCAATACCTGTTATTTATTGCCATTTCTAGCTCTTTTGGAGTTAGGGGTGTAAGTAAAATAATGGGCATGAGAAAGTAGTGAAAAGTTTTGCTGTTACTTTATTAATGTTTTTGTCAGTAGTTTCGATTGCCGACAACCAGCAAGAGGGTAGCCTTAACACCAGTAATGGTGATGGTTCTACAGTGAATAGCAACAACAACACGCAAGACGAATCTACTAGTAACACTTATAACGGAGCAGGTAGTAGCAGTGAAATACCTGTAGGTAGTGCCATTGCTCCAAGCTATATATCTAACGGAGTTGAGACTTGTCTTCGCGGCGGATCCAGGTCATTGCAAACTGGTTTAATTGGCTATAGCTCTGGGCGTTACAAAGAAGATGAGAACTGTAACCGTAGGCGTGACGCTAAGATGTTAGCTGAAATGGGAATGAAAGTTGCTGCTATAGGCAGGCTTTGCCAAGACGTTGAGGTCTGGAAAGCTATGTTTGAATCTGGCACTCCTTGCCCGTTATTGCAAAACGGCAGGCTTGTAGTTGGAAAGCGAGCTTTTTTAGTTATGAAGACCCAACCTAAAACCTATATACCTGATTACGAAACTAACAGAGATTACTACAACAAACTATTAGCCATTGGACAAAAAGAAGATGAAACAGTTTCTGAAGATAGCCTTAGTGTTAGCGAGCGTTTCCGCACAATCGAATGAGCTAGATAACCTAGTAAATACATCTGCCGCAATCGTCGGCAAGATTGACACAGCCTCTATTATGGTTGGCTCTGCAATTGGTTACAGCAATCAAGGGTTTATATCCCCGCAAGGTTTAGCCGACTCTGGCAAGATAACCCAGCAAGAACTTCAAGCTTACAACCAGGCTCTTACAGGCATTACTGCTTATAACCCTTATGGTGACGCTCAGACATCTTTAGAGAATGCAGCAGACGACGAATTAGGGCTAATGCATGAAGCTGTTGATGTGTTTACAGAGGTTGTAATAGACATGGTTGAGGTAGTTAAGGTAAACGAATTAGCGGAATCAGCATCTACTCCTAACGAAGAAGCCGCTGTTGTAGATTATGTTCAAACAAACTTTGAGCAATTACAGATTACAGAGGCCGAGGTTCAGACTTATAACCAGAGTCTTGACGATATAGAACACCACAGCACAAACGCTGGCGCATTTCTCAGTGTTGCAGCTAATAAGGATGCCACAAATTTCCTAGAAACTGGAGCAGCTAACAATAACACTACCTTTGACACTGCTAATATTACGTTCGACGCTAATCAACAATACGTTAAGGTTTCTTGGTCTAACCAGAACGCCACAGCAGTCTATGTAAACGGTAATAACTTTGGTATTGATGCCTATGTTACCGAGGCTGATGTTTTAGCCTACGGACAACAGACAGAGTTCTACGGTGGCAGTCCTACAAAAGTGGGTTATGATTGCTTTGTACAACAAATAAATTGTGAGCATAATTATGAGCCTTGAAGATACAGAGCTAAAGGTCGGAAATGTATCGTTTAAGGGTGTGTATATTGCCATATTATTTAGTTTAGCAACTACTTTAGGAGGTGGTGTTTGGACTGCTAGTTCATTGTACAGCCGACTCACGGCGGTAGAAGCCGTAGAAATACCAGATATTAAACCGCTGCAAAAAACAATTGGATTAATGCAGCAGCAGCTAACAGACAACGATGTTAGTCAACTTAAAAGTAAACTTTCTGAGCTAGGAGTCAACTTAAATGTAATCAGAGAGCAGCAAGACCAATTACTTGAAATACAAAAACAAGTATATGATCTGGAAAAGAAGATTGAGGGTATGAGCGCAACAGTCACTGAATCTAAATTACTGGCTGACGGCATGAAAGATATTAGCAAAAAATCCAATAAACTATCACGAGAAATTGAGGACTTATGGGAAGGCTTAGATTATTTAAGCAACCCTCTAAAATAATGCAGATGCAATACTTTAATATCGAAGAGTTTAACTGCCAAGAAACCGGCAAAAATAATATGTGTCCTTTCTTCTTAGAGAAGTTGGATCAGCTTCGCCATGAATGCAATATGCCATTCCATATAACTAGTGGATACCGAGATAAGACACATTCCATTGAAGCTGCCAAAGGAGCGCCAGGTACGCACGCTCAAGGCATTGCTGTGGACATTCAAGCTCGTAATGGGTATGAACGGTATATCATAGCCTCAACTGCTCTTAGAATGGGTTTTACGGGCATTGGCATAGCTAAGACTTTTGTACACGTTGACATTCGCAAGTCTGTTCCAGTGCTGTGGTCATATTAGCCTTTAATGATTGATTTTATGGTCATTGGGCTGCCGCGCAGTAGAACTACCTGGATGGCAAACTGGCTAACCACTACATCTACACTGTGCTTACATGATGCTATATCTACGCATACCCAAGCCGAGTTAGATTCTTACCCAACAAGTCGCAAATTTGGCATTTCAGAGACCGCTATTTTTCACTTAGGTAGCAAATTAAATGCTCATCCGGCCAAGAAATTAATCATCCACAGGCCCATACAAGAAATATACAAATCCATTGGCAGGCCAATACCTTTCCCTAATGCAGATTGCTTGCTTCGGGAGATAAAAGGACTGCATATTGAATACAAAGACATCAATAGTCGTGCGGAAGAGATATGGATGCACTTGATAGGCTCTAAATTCGATTCTAAGCGATTTAACGTGCTATCTGGAATGAACGTACAGCCGAACTTTAAAGAGCTTAAACCGCAAAATCAGAAGGTTATACGGACTTGGTTGGGAATGTAGTTCTGGGTGTTAGATGTCTTGGATTGCGATAAGAATTAAGCCGCTTATTACTAGGACTATCATGTAACTGGTAATCATTTCAAACCTCACATTAATTAAGCGCGCATCATACACGCGCTCTAATATGATTTAAAATGATATCTATTCATGTGAAATATATCAGCAATGATATATCAATCAGGTAACTCATCGAATGTAAGATACTCACAAATTGCTGTCATTATTTCTCGCTCAATTTCAGCGTGTATCTGCTCTCTGGTAGGCTCATCTGTATGCTTGAACGCTCTATTCAATCCAAACCCTATGCCTTGGTCAACAGCAAGCTCAATTAGCTTATAGTAATTTGCTTTCATAGGATTTCCAAAGAAGAAAATGCCTTATTTAGTAAACCATCTCGTTTATATGCACGAAATGGCAGCTCGTTTCGACTACAGGTGAGCCAATCCTGCTTCAAAGGTCAAGGAGTAAACCTTAGTCTATTTTTGATATGGCGGCTTTTTCTTTTTCTTTTTCCCTTTCGCGCCAAATATATTATCGTAATTACTACTAAATTTATCTCTATCTATTTGCATAGGTCTCGCCTTATCGCCTTTACCACCATCGCTCATTAGTTGCATCTCGTTGTTCCAAATGAATCAGTTTTACAGCTTGTTCCATCACTAAATCGTGTAGTGCCAAACGCATCTACTCTAGATGTAGTTCCATCATTGTATCTAGTTGTGCCAAAACTATCAGTTCTCCAGCTTGATCCATCACTACCTCTTGTAGTTCCGAAGCTGTCAGTCTTGTAAGTTGTTCCACTGCGTGAATCTCTTGTTGTCCCCCAACTATCAGTGGTCATTGTTCCATTAGTACCTGCGCAGTTGTAGCGAGTGTTGCCAAAACTGTCAGTCTTATAACTGCAACCGGCATTCGCCATAGGTACAAACACAAACTGTAATAACAAAAAGATTATAGTAACTAGCCAACCTTTGTTGATCGTTATTACTGGCTGCACTGACCAAGCGTGCAACTTAGCTATTGAACTTACGAATTTTGATTGATTGTTTTGCTCTTCGATCAACTGATCAGCAAATTTGTGTGCATCTTTTACCATTTTCTTTACAGACATATCTTTCCCCTTTAGTTAAGTTTAATACTACATTTCATCCATTAATTCTTGCCACAATTCCCATTCAGATTTTTCTTCACGGTATTCTATTTCATTTAACATTGCTTGCCTAAACTGTGGAAGCATACGAGTTTCGGTGTTTAAGCATGAATTGATATGCTCAATACACATATCTTTTAATTTAATGTATCTTAATTCATCTTCACCTGACTTTCCATAACTACCCCAAACCATTGCTTCCCTAATAATGTGGTGTGGCTCTTCATTTGTAACGCATAAATTAATTTCGTCACCGTTTGCGCTACACCGAACATAAGACAAGCCGCCATCTAACATATACAGTTTGCCATTTTTATCTCTATGCTCCACATAATCATGTGAATGCCTAGAATGTAAAATTGTCCCGTCAGGGGTTTGCATACTATTTGTTATTAGTAGCATCTTTATTCATCTCCCGTCTTTGACGGAACCTAACTTCTGCATCTTTAACCAGCAAATAAACTCCATGCATAATGCAAACAGTTAGAACAGCCATAACTATATAAGTGATTATCATTGCATTCTCCAGTGTTTGAAATGCAATCATGCGTCATATTAAACCAAAAGTAAAGTTTATATATAGTTTACGGTCACTAGCTTGATATACGATATTCTTCTATTTTTATTTGCTCTTTGAGATCACGCGCAAATTGTATGACTTCTTCGCGGTCGTATTTTTTTGGCGGATACCACGCCATTCTTTCCATCGCTTTAACTCTGCGCTCGCCGTATGTATCAACCATATATTGTCGGTAACGTAAAACGTAGTGCGCTTGTTTCATGCCGAACATATTGCACCCTGGACATTGCGGTGCAATATTAAATTCCGCTAACTTGAAAATAGTCCGTGTTCTGGGTATAAAATGACCGCCTTGAAGTAGTTTATAATGATCTACCTTGTCGCAGGTCACGCACTGGGCGTAGCCGTTATCATCTGCCGCCTTTAGCCTTACTAGCCGCTGCAAGAGCTTGGCTGCCTTTTCCATTTCCTGCGCGACTGTTGTTTTCTTCCTACCTTTCTTCGCCATATTCTAACTCCAGTAATAATTCACAATAGTGAATGGCTTTCCGTATGTCCTCAGCTCCGTTCTTGCTGCCATGCCTAGTGATGTACTTAAC